CAGGTGCTACTGGTGCAACTGGACCAATGGGTGCAACTGGTGATACTGGTTTAGGATTTACATGGCGTGGTCAATTCAGCAATGGTACAAGTTATGCTGTAAATGATGTAGTCTATGACAATGGATCAAGTTATATTGCTGTTAATGCAAGTACTGGTCAATCATTAACTAATAGTGGTTACTGGCAGACTATTGCTTTGAGAGGCATGGATGGCAACATGGGTCCTCGTGGATTTACTGGTGATACTGGTGCTACTGGCGCAACCGGAGCTACTGGCGCAACCGGAAGCAAAGGCGATACTGGTGATACAGGTGCCACTGGTGCCACTGGTGCCACTGGAAGTACAGGTGCAACTGGAGAAACTGGTGCTACAGGTCCTACAGGTGCAACAGGTGCAACAGGTAGTGCAGGTGCTGATGCATTGTTTAATGTAGTAGGTGCTTGGAGTGGTGATGTAACTTATCAAAAGGGAGATGTTGTAACTTACAACGGATCAAGTTATATTCTTAAATTTAACTTGGTAGCTCCTGGAAACAGTACTGGTCTAAATCCAACTACTGGTCCTGCTTACCAATTGTTAGCCAGCAAAGGCGATACAGGAGCAACCGGTAATACAGGTGTTACTGGAGCTACAGGTGCTACAGGTGCTACAGGTGCTACAGGTGCTACAGGCGCAACAGGTGCAAACGGTATGGACTTAACTGCTAATGTAGCAACTGATGCTCCTTCTGTTTATAACACAAGTTATTTCGAAGGTACATTAGATACTCCAACAGCATGGAGCAAAGTGGTAATCAGTGGCGTAAGCTATTGGATGCCATTATATCAGTAATAGATATACGAAAGTATAGGCAATAAAGGGGGAGGAGTAACCCTCCTCCCTATCCCGTTTAACAAAGGAAAAACGATGACCAAGCCAGTGATAGTAACTCGCGCAACTAAAGGCGCACCATTAACTCGTACAGAGTTAGACAATAATTTCACCAATATTGATAATGCCACAGTTGGCATCAGTGATGGTACAAACTCAGGTTCATTAAGTCTTAATGATACCTTAAATTTCACAGCCAGTGGTAATGCCACAGTTGTGTACAATAGTTCAACAAAAACCCTAACAGTTGGCACTTCTGGTGGTGGTTCCAGTGCTTTAAGTAGTTTAAGTGATACAGATATTGAAAGTCCTACTATGTTTCAAGGATTAATTTATAGTGTACCTTTAGGTAAATGGATCAATGGAGATATTGTTAAATTAGTTACAGGAACAAGTGGTCGTATTAATGTTGATACAACCATTCCTCGTGCTCCAATTATTGATTTAGCTACAACAGGTGTAACTGCTGGAACTTATACTAACCCCACTACTACTGTAGATAGTTATGGTCGTGTGACCAGTATTGCTAATGGTTCAGGTGGCGGTAGTCAATTGGTATATTTGTCAGGAACTCAAAATCCTCAAATATACTCTGATAGCGGCGGCAATAGCAATGCTTTATTAATTACAGGTGACATAGTAACTTATAATCCTACTGGAGCTGTTACTTTAGTTAATGATTATAATAATCGTCACACATGGTTCAGAATTAATAATGCTGGCACTTATATAATTGAAATATTTGGAAATAGCGAAAATAATGGCGGTAACCAATTTCAATTAATTAGGACTTCTGATTCTGCTGTAATTAATCAAAATTATAGTGGATGGTTTCCACTTAATGGGTATTACTTAAATCCTCGTTTAGAAGCGGTGGTAACAATAACTTCTGCTACAATTTATTGCTTAAATTGTAGTGGTGCCAGTACTATCCTAGGTCCAGTTTTTATTCAAGTAACAAAAATAGCTTAAAGGATAACCAATGACTCAAGACATCAGTTATTTTGAATCTGGTTATATAGACGATAATTATTTTGTCTATACAGCTGATGCCGAAGCTCATCTTTCTGTAACCAGTTCGATTAGGGCATTTGTTTCATCTCAATCATCTGCCAGTGGTCAAGTAATAACTGCTAATTTAGTCAGTACAACTTCAATGCCACGAGCAATACTTGATGGTACAACACGCTATATTGACCCATATATTATTAGTGGAAGTAATTATAGCGGAATTGGATTTGATAGTACCATTAAAAAGTTTGGTGCAAGTTTAAGATTCGATGCAAGAAGTATAGGAGCAACTATTGATGTTGGGCCTGTATTTGCCAATGGACAATTTGTTGCCTTAAATGCAAGTAGTCAAGGAAACAATTATACTATATCTAGTACTGATGGTGTAACATGGACCAGTACTCTTAACAATCTTCCAACAAGAGATCCATTTCTATCTAAGAATTTCTTAAAATATCTCAATGGCCATTGGGTAACAAATATTGGTACCAATTTTTATACCAGTACAGATGCTGTCAATTGGACAACTGTAACTTCTAATGTTAATCTTAGAGATATAACTTGGACAGGAAATTATTATATTGGTATTAATAATGATAGTGTACCAAGTTTAGAATATAGTACTGATCTAAGTTCATGGACACCAAAATTTAGTTATACTAATCAAACAATTAATAATGGTATAAAATCTTTTTCCATTAATTATGTTGATCCTGTAAGTGGAAATTCAACACCAGGATATCTAAATTTAGCATTAGGTCATGTTGTAGATAATCAAAATAGTTATGGACCAACTATTAACTATAATGTAACAAGGCAAATTACAAATTATACTGGCCCTGGTGCATTAAAGACCAAAGGTGTTAGTGGTTATCCGATAATCAATGCTAATTTCGATCAATTAAGACAATCTTTCTTAGATGCCGCATCTGATGGTACAACTTTAGTTTTAGTTGGTACCAGTGGATTAATTTATACTGTTGCAATTAGTAGTCTTGTTAATAATACTGTTTATAATACCACTGTTAATACTGTTAGTCTAACAGCTAGAACTAGCAATACAACAGATGATATTAGTGAAGTTAAATTTCTCAATAATGTTTACATTGCAAGAACCACTACAGGTAAAATTTTACATTCTACAGATGGTATAACTTGGGCAACACCATTTGTTCCTCAATTATCTACTCCTACAATTACAACTCCATGGGTAGATGGTACTATTGATATTCCAGGTAGTACATTTTATACAACCTTATCTTATGGTAACAATCAATGGGTAGCAGGTGAATTTATTAGTTCTGATTCTGTCAATTGGTCTAGAATTGATTACATTGGTCAAATACCAAATCAACAACCAAGTGTTTACTATGAACCCGGACAATATCTAAATCAATGGCGCACACTTGATTTTTGGTTATATGTAACTCCAAGCGATTTAACCAGTATAACTGGTGTATTATGGCAAAGTGCTTTAGATTCTAAAGCTGTAATGAATATCAACTTTGATACCAATAACGGCGCATTAAGTTCTTATTCTTCTTTTTCAATTATTGAAAATGATACAAATGGTAATAGTTTAGGAACTTATACTGCCAATAATGCATTTCAATCTGGACAATGGAATCATATTCGTGTAGTACATGATAATGAATTAGGTGCTATATTTGTTAATGGATCAAGAGTAGAACAATTTACTCCACAAGGTTCATTAGGATTTAGTAATACCCCTATGTATATCGGACGCCAATTTGGAGATGTTAGATATGCAAGACCCGCTTACTACATTGATGAATTTTTATTAACTAGAGATTTATTAAGTAGTCCAAATGATACTAGTTATTCAGTACCTACTGAACCATGGAGTAACGGTCCTAATGTCTTGGCCCTGTTACATTTTAATAATGATATCGATGATGATAACTTGCCATGGAATGGAGCATACTTACAAAGTACATTTAGTTTAGATTATGTACCTAGTGCCATTAGAGATCAAGCTCAATTAACTGCAACAAGTTCTATTACAGTCAATGTATCTGTCGTTAAATCAGCACAAATTCATTTATCTAGTACAACTACAGAATATGGTCAGATTAAAGTTCAGAAATCAGCAACAGCAAACTTATCAACAACAAGTCAATTAACTGCATCAGTTCGTCATGTTTCTACAGAAAATGCTCAATTGACATCTACAAGTCAATTGATAGCCAATGTTGCTAAGATTAAGAATGCACAAGCTAGTTTAACAACAACAAGTACATTTACAGTTTCTTATAATCGTTATAGATTAGTTACAGGACAAGGTGCATTTGTCAGCCATTCAACTGTACAATCTACACCAGTTAAGACAGTTGGTATAAATGTTAACTTAACAGATACTACACATCTAACAGCAGGATTGAATAATGTTGCAACAACAAGACAAGCCCAAGCTAATCTATCAAGTCAATCAACATTTACTGCTTCATTCGGACTAACAGGAAGAATAGATACTAGTATTATTTGGTATATTGGTAATGATTTAAGAACTTGGCAAATAGAATATGAAAATAGAGATTGGTTAATATCTCCAGAAATTTAAGGAAAAAAAAATGACAGCAACAACAGGATTTCAAATAATAAATGAATTATTAACAATTGACAAAGATCCAGTAGCGGTATTGACCTATACATTCGATTGGAGTCAATGGTTAGTTAATGGAGATACAATAGGTAATGCTAGTTATTCTCTACAAGTTCGTGCTAATGATCCACAACCAATTGTTAATGTTCAAAGTGGTATAGCCAATGGTGGTTTACAAACTTACATTAAATTATCAGGCGGCCAAAATGAGCGTACTTATGTAGTAACATGTACAGTAACTACCGCCAATGGTCTAATTGATCGTAGAAATTTCAGAGTGAGAGTTAAGAATCGCTCTGCATAAGGAGTTAACGGACCGCGAGGGCAGGATGAACTAAGTTGTTTTGTCCGTTTCCAACTTAGGCATCAACGCATTGGCAGACGAGCATTTACCCCCTCACCCATTTATTCAAAAGCCTTGATTATCAGGGCTTTTTTTGTTACTATTATAAATACAATGTAGAGAACATTACAAACATGGCAGGCAATTTCAAAAATAAAGCGTATTCCAATACTAACAAAGGATCTTCTAATAAGGATCCAGAAGCATATTGGTATCACCGCAATCAAGATCAGGCACAAGAGAAATTAATTCAAGAATGGCTAAAATCCCTAGGCAAAATATCTAACACAAAAGGTTGGCGGGCCAGATTGTAATACCGCTGTGGAAAAACTGGGGAATAACCAGACACGCAACATGATGAGACACTCCCCTGGAGAGAATCCAGTATCCTGAAAAATCGGAAGAGAGTTAAGTATTATCATAGTATGAATGTTAGCATACGAAACACTTGGCTGTAAAAACTTAAGAAACTGAGGAACGAGTCTTAAGGCGCTTATGCGAGTCAATGCAGGTAGGGAAAGATTAGAGCCCATCAGCAACAAGTGGATAAACAAAAAACCTGCTTCCTAATGTCTTGGCTGTGAAACCCTCACATAATGACAAAAGATGGAACCGAGCAAAACGGTTCCGTCTGACTGTAAGTTGCCCTACATAATCTCAAAGACAAAACAATAATCTAAAAAAAACAAAATAACTTGAGCGACAAGCGAAAGTTAGAGCGAAGCATTCGCTCTTAAAGACTTAGATAATATTCACAGTTTTTAATTAATCGTTCATCATTAAGATTATGTTCAAGAGCAAGTCCTCCATAATATATGGCTTGTTCTTTCATCTTGAGATTATATGCAGCCAATGCGGCTAGATCATATAATCGCCACCCCCAAGGTTCAGGTGTACTTGTAAACACATATTCTCTTTCTGTGATAGTAAGTGCTTGTGTAGCGGCATAATAACATTCATGCCATTGACGATAATCATAGCAGACTTGTGCTAGATCCAACCAAGTATCACGAATAAATCTTGATTGATCTACTGCTGATCTATAGGCGGTTAATGCAAGTCCTTGTAGTCCTAAATTTTGATAACAACGACCTTGATGTCTTAGGGCAAAACTGCGTTCGTGATGCCATGTGGCTGTGGGTAATGCCAAATATCTATTCCATTCATCAATGGCTTTTTGCCATTTTTGTTCATAAAAATATTCTCTAGCCAAATACCAACTGTCTCTATGATCTTGTGGTCTTTCTTTAACACTGGCTTCTAACATGGGCAAATATTGACTGCGACTTTTGGTTCTATCTGGATAGTGTTCAATTAATATGTCATTAATTACACGCCAAGATTCTTTCATGCGAGGATCAATTTCAATCATTTCATGACAAAGATGATGCCATGCATATCCATGTCTAGCATGTATCTTAGTAGCATTGAATATATTACCCATGCCATTGTTAAATCTATACTGCAATCTTGTAGTATCTTTGTGCCAAGCATCTTCTACTAGTTGTCGCCAGTTATCAACTAGAACTTCATCTAGATCCAAACTGATACAGATATCATAGTCTGCAGGTATAAGAGCTAGAGCGGCATTTCTAGCATGATCAAAGCGCCAAGGCTTGATTGAAATTTTATGTACACTAACGCCCAAACTTTCAGCCAATTTGACTGTATTATCGGTTGAACCTGTATCTGCAATTAAGACTAGATCAGCACCTTGACAACTTTGATAAAATTGTTCAACAAACTTTTCTTCATTTAAGGCTATGGCATAAACAGCTATTTTCATATTTCTCCAATTTACTTGTATGTTATATTTATTGTTGTTATAATCTTAAGATGAAATATCACATAATAACTCTAACTGACATGGGCATATACGAAGAACACACTTTGGATTTGCCAGTTAATGAAGAAATCTCTTGGCAAGACTTTGTGCAATTATCTCCTGTTAGACAATTGCCGGGACAAGTTATAGACATTACTCCTGATGGCATGCCCAATCAATATACAGATCCAGAACAACTGGAAAATAGTCGTAGATATTTTACCTAAATTAGCTGATTTATATAAATACAATATAGGAGAATGAATATGCCAAGAAAAAGTCAAAGAATATCAGGTCTACATGCCAAAGGACGCAATCGCCCTCATACTTGGTTAGTAGGCCCTGACGAATACAAACACAGCATGTACATACCATTCTTAAAGATGCGAGCACAGGCCAAATTTAGAGGTGATAGCTTTGAATTAGAATTCGAAGATTTTTACAACATTTGGAATGGATCTTGGCATTTGAGAGGTCGTGGCAGTAGTGATTTAGTGTTGGCGAGAATTGATTGGGAAGCAGGTTGGCATCCTGACAATATTCACTTGATTACTCGCAATGAACAATGTAAAAAACAAGGTGAATACAAACAAGGTTTGAAAGGACTAGTATGAAACAGATTGGATATATACGCACAGAAAAAATGGCGCCAAGAGATGGTTTTGAATACAGCACTACTTACTTGAAACAAACACTAGCACAGAGAAAAGAACTATGTCGTCATATTAGACAAGTAGTAGAAGAAATAGCAGATGCTATAGAATCTAGAGAAGATCTAAGAGAATTTATAGCTAGGCCATTAAAAGGTTTCAAAACTACACAAGGTATTAATCGTAGTGTAATGGACCTGTTGCAAGATATGATCAATGAAGGTCGTGGGCGTCAACGCAATGGTTTACCCAAAGACTTTGCCATGGCCCCAATAGAACGCTGGAATAAGTTATTTGCTGATACTGATTATGCTATAGAACTAGTAGAAACAACAAATCTTGTAAATAATTTTGCAGACCTAATGGAATTTGATCATGATACAGTTTAATATAGATCCCTATGACATGTTGTTACAACTTAGTACTAGAACTAGTATATTAGAATCTAACCTAAAAGAACTACAACTTAATCAATTGCAACTGAGTAAGATGTTAGAACAACAACTACAGACTATTAAACAACTGCAAACAAATGAATCAGTATTAAGTGATGCTATTGGTCATTTACTATTAAAGATCGATAACAAATAGTCATTTTCTACTAGTTTTCCAGGGTATCAAATAAATACAAGATGCCCAACATAATAGATAGTGGCCCTGTTCATGCCACCGCTCCACAATTAAATACCCGGGAATGCTTACACGAACTAGACTGTGCGTGTGAGATTCCTGCTGAGACTCCACATCAAACAATATCAGCTAAATGGGAATATAAGGCACGCCAACAGCCAAAATGGGGCACAGTTACCAAGGACGGCTTAGTTGTTGGGAGAGGTGCGAACCGTAAGGTTGTACCTCCTGATGAAGTATGGAAGCTGGCCGCAATGGGCTGTACCCTAGAAGAAATGAGTGACTGGTTTCAAGTCAAGCCAGATACCCTAAAATACAACTTTGCGGATTATATTGCAAAAGGCCGCGCTGAACTTAAGCGTAGATTACGCTCTGCACAGCTTAAAGTAGCTATGAATGGCAATGCTACTATGTTGATTTGGCTGGGCAAAAATATCCTCGGCCAAAGTGATAATCCCCAGGATTCATCCGCAAACCAACCTTTACCTTGGAATGATGGTGAACTATAATGCCTACAACAAATGAGCGTGTTGCCGTATTAGAAACAAAGATGGATGGTGTAACTGAGAAAATAGACGAAGTTAAACAAAACATCATCGACAGTCACAATAAACTTATTGATCAATTGGATCATGTTCGCGAAGAAAATTCTAAAGAACATGCAAAAGTAATGAGTCTGCTAGATGATCTTACTAAATTCAAAGACAAATGGGTATGGATAGGTGGTATTGCACTTACTTTACTCAGTTTAGTGTTTGGTCATTTAGAAACAATTATTAAAATATTCACACATTAATGGCACTTAGCGTTCCACAACAAACTATTGCGGATGATAACCATAGGTTCAAGGTTGTTGTGGCTGGGCGACGCTTTGGAAAGACCCATTTGGCAATAAGAGAACTTTGTTTCCATGCTAGAGTCCCAGAACAGGAAGTATGGTATGTTGCCCCTACTTACAAACAAGCTAAAATGATCGTATGGCGCAAGCTAAAACAAAAGCTAACTGATCTACGCTGGGTCCGCAAGGCAAATGAAAGTGAATTATCAATCTTATTAAAAAATGGATCAACCATTGCTCTTAAGGGCGCAGACAACGAAGATAGCTTGCGTGGTGTAGGCTTGGATTATCTAATAATGGACGAGTTTGCCGATGTAGATCCAGAAGCATTCTTTGAAGTCTTGCGACCCACCCTAGCTGACCGTGAAGGCAAGGCCATGTTCATTGGTACTCCTAAAGGTATCACAAACTGGGCCTATGAATTGTATCAGATGGAACAAGAATTCCCAGATGCTTGGAAGAGTTTTCAATATACCACTATTGATGGTGGACAAGTTAGTCGTGCTGAAATAGATGCGGCAATGCGTGACCTTGATGAGCGACAGTTTCGTCAAGAATTTATGGCCACATTTGAAACTTATAGTGGTCGTATCTATTATGCTTTTGACCGTAAAGAAAATACTTACACTTTACCTGAGAATGTAAACATGGACATTCTCTATGTAGGCATGGACTTTAACATAGATCCTATGAGTGCTGTTATTGCTATTAGGCGCAATGATGATTTGTACATAATAGATGAGATTCGTATGTTCTCAAGCAATACACAAGAAATGGCTGATGAATTAAAACAACGCTATCCTCGTAGTAAAATATGGATCTATCCTGATCCTGCGGCTAGACAGCGTAAGACATCAGCAGGAGGCGCAACAGATTTATCTATCTTGGCCAATAATGGATTTATAGTTAAAGCTCCTAATAGTCATACACAAGTTAGAGATCGTATTAATGCTGTTAACAGTAGATTATGCGGTTCTGATGGTAAAAGACACCTGTTTATTGCAAACTCGTGTAAATACACGATAGAATCGATAGAACGCCATACCTATAAGGAAGGCACAGTACAGCCAGATAAAGATAGTGGCTATGACCATATGAATGATGCATTGGGTTATATGGTTGATTATTTGTTCCCAGTGCGAAGAGATGTAAGCATGTTCCCAGTGACTACACAGCGTTGGGGACATCAGGGTGTTTATAAAGGCCCCACAATTCAAGGAATAAGAGTATGAGTATAATTCAAATTGTTGATGAACAACTGGGGCGTATTGCCAGTCCCAATAGGTTCTACAACTACAACCGTGCCAATTGGCGCTTTCTTTTAGTCAGCTATATGGGCGGTGAGGATTATCAACGCTACCAATTACTAACAAGATACCAATTAGAAACAGACATGGAGTATGGACAACGCTTGCAACAAACTCCTCTCCATAACCATTGTAAAAGTGTTATTAATGTCTACAACAGTTTCCTCTTTCAAGAAAAGCCTGAGCGTGATCTAGGCACATTAGAAGGTCTTCCTGAAACAGAACAGTTCTTGGAAGATGCAGACCTTGATGGCCGCGACCTTGATGCATTTATGAAAGAAGTTTCAACATGGGCTAGTGTGTTTGGTCATTGCTGGGTCTTAATGGCCAAGCCTGATATAGGTGCCATTACCAAAGCCGATGAGCAAGCTGTTGGTGTTAGACCATATGCTACCATCCTAAGTCCATTAGTTGTTATAGACTGGCGTTGGGAGCGTGATACTACAGGACGCTATGAACTAGTCTATGTCAAATATGTTGAAGAGATCAATGGATCTGTACAGACTGTTAAAGAATGGACTGTAGACACAATTACAACACATGAAGTCAACTATGATACTCGTGAAGAACTAGCTGAAACTGTTGTGCCTAATCAATTGGGCTTTATTCCTCTAGTTATTTGCTATAATCAAAAATCACTTGTGCGTGGCTTTGGTGTTTCTGCCATTCAGGACATTGCTAAGACACAACAGTTTATCTACAATCAACTCAGTGAAGTAGAACAGGCAATTCGTTTAGATAATCATCCTTCATTGGTCAAGACCAATGAAACTATGGCCTCCGCTGGTGCTGGTAGCATAGTTGCCATGCCAGAGAACTTAGATCCAGGCTTAAAACCATACCTACTAGAAACTACAGGCGCACAGATAGATGGCATTTATAAAGCCATTGAACATGGTACAGCCGCTATTGACCTTATGGCTAACACAGGCTCTGTTCGCGCTAGTGGACAAAAATTGCTAAGTGGTGTTGCAATGGCCACTGAATTCCAATTGCTCAATGCCAAATTAGCTGAGATGGCCGGTAACTTAGAAGATGCTGAAACAGAAATGTGGAAGATCTTTGCTATGTATCAAGCTAGGGATTGGACAGGTACTGTTAAGTATCAAGATAGTTATGGTATACAGGATAAGAACGCTGAATACACTAAATTGCAGGTTGCTAAGGCTAGTGCTACAAGTCCAGATGTTCTTGCTATGATTGATCGCAAGTTAATTGAATTACTAGCTGAAGATTTATCTATAGAAGCCGCAGGCCCTAGCCTGGATGAAGCAGAATTAAAACGCGAAGTTAGCAATTACAATGTTGATGAAGTTGAACCTAGCGCCGCTGGCCCTGCTACTGTTGATGAATATGGTAACATTAAGGTATCTACACAACCTACAGGTAAAACAACATTGAATGCGCCTAACTTAAGAATGACCACAGCAGGCGCAGGTCGTAATGCAGGGAGTCCAACCTAATGGCTAAGAATCCTTTACAAAATCCAATTAATTTTACAGCTAAGAATGTAACTAAAAATGCCCGGGAGCGAATCCGTGCTGGTGTTCAGATCGATATGCACAGTGGCAATACTGTGCCTACGGATTGGCATCAAAATGAAATGAACTTATTTGCTGGACCTAACTATGAACCACCTATGGGACGCCAAGGTGCTCCTATGATTGTTCCTGGTAAACCATTTACAGAAACTGATATGGGTAATCCAGCTCAGGCTTTGAATTGGCGAACCAAGGGCGAGCGTATGCCTGAACAAATGATTGACAGCTATGGTCCTAATAGCGACAAGATGTATGGTGCCTTACAAAGCGCCGAAGCAAAGAGATACAATTTTCCTGATAAGGTTGATCCTGTCAAGAAACCTTTGTATGTAAATTGGCCACCTAAAGTGGGGCCAAATCCATTAAAACCAACTAAAGGAGGCTAAAATGCCAATGTTACCAAACGGAGTAAACCCAAACGGAAACCAACCATTACAATATGGTCAAGGTTCTCCAGCAAAAGTATCGATCCCAAATGATACAAAATTGTCAATCCCAACTGTTACAGCTGATATGACTCGTATGAATGGAAAGATCGGCCCTGATCATGATCTAAATCCAAGCTATAGTCCAGTACATTCTGGCGAAATGCTAAAAGGTATTGAAGATCACCAAGGTGGCGACGAAAAATTCTGGGCTAAGAAATAAGAATTATGGTCACTAATCACAAAGTACAGATTCAAAAATGGATAGCCGGTAGGTTAGAAACCATAGAACGCTTCTTTACTCGTGAAGAAGATGCCCGTAACTTTCTAAAGAATGAGCACAAGGATGGTTATACAAGTAAAATCTATGACCGTAAAGGCCAAGTGCTACATGTTGAAGGTGAACAATCACCTGATACATACGCTTAAGGAACGATTATGCCATTAAAACAAGGTTCATCAGCAAAGACTATAGGTCAGAATATTGCTACTGAAATGGCAGCAGGCAAACCACATAATCAAGCTGTGGCCATTGCTTTGAATACTGCACATAAACCTAAAACACATACTGATAAAACTCGTGTGTTAAAGAGACATAACAATGAATAAACCTTTGACCGTCAAAGTTCCTGCTATTCTTGAAAGATCTGGTAAGGTTATTGAGGCTCCTAGTCCTGCTTGGAGTCATGCTGAACTTATTAAGAAGGCAGGCAAGGATGCAAAAGGTGCAAAACATGAATTTGAACTTAATAATGGTCGTGTAGTCAATCGCTTGGTAGCCGCTCGTGTTGCTGAACAAGCTGGAGAAGTTCCCAAGAAAGATGGCAAATTTTTACACAGCCATGATTTAAGACACGCTGAAGGAATAAAGAAGAAAAAATTATGAGCAAATTAGAAGACGCAACAAAACGCCTTTGGGCTAATAACTTTATACTCTATACTAAAGCGCATGGATTTCATGTCAATGTTGTAGGATATGGGTTTTTAGGTAATCATCACCTTTTCAAACATGTTTATGAAGAACTCTACAGAGAAATTGATACTATAGGAGAAGGTTTAAGAACACTTCACGAGGTTGTTCCTTTTAGCCTTACTAGAGTATTAGCTTTAGCAGACATTAAAGATGAAACAGTAGCGCCCAATGCAGAAGAAATGATCAAGATTCTTTATGATGATATAGATACCTTGATTAATTGTGCAAATGAAGTTTATGAAATGCTTCCAGAAGTTAAGGCCTATGGTCTTCAAGACATTCTAGCCCATTACTTAAAGAAACTTCATACATTATGCTGGAAGTTGGAATCTAGTTTACCTACACCAGAACAGGATAAGTTCTGGGCCAAGTTAGGCAAGCCAGAAACTCCAGATGAAAGTTACAAATAAGGAGAGTATCATGGATACTAAGAAAACAGGAAAATTCGAAGGTAAATCAAACGCTTTAGGCCATGGTGGTCGTGCCGCACAACTTAAAGCCGCAGGTGTACCAGCAGGTGTTATAGGTGCTATTGCTCGCTCTAAAGGAGCCGCACCAGGACAAAAGAATTATCATGGCACTCGTGCTAGTATGAATCACAGTATGCCAATGCGTAAACAAGGTAGAGGCGGTTAATCTACCATTTAGTACCGGTCTAAAGCCGATATTAATAAATATACTATTACTCTAAAGGGAGGCGAGAGGTACATGGACTCATATAAAAACATGGCAACAGAAAACGCAACTGACGCGATGCTACAAGGTAGCGAAAGCCAGGCACAACAAGAGACAAGATCTTACACACAAAAAGAAGTCGACGATATGATGGCTCGTATGAAGAGCAAAATATTGAAGAAAGCTACAAAACCTTACGAGGATTTGGGCGATCCAGAAGAACTTCGACAGCTGAAAGAGGAAGCGGAATTACGCCGCACCAAAGATCAGATGAAGCGTGGAGAGTTTGAAAAGACTCTACAAGAACTTGCCGCTAAAAAGGATCAAGAGATCCAAAAAAGGGACTCTATCATCCGAGATTATAAAGTTAATAGTCCTTTAATCAGTGCCGCTGCCAAGTATCGTGCTGTGAACGCTGATCAAGTTAAAGCATTGTTAATTAATAATGTTCGATTAAATGGTGATGGAGAAGTTGAAGTAGTAGACCATAGAGGAGTCGTTCGTTACAACGATCGCGGCGAACCTTTGGAAGTGGATGATTTAGTGCGAGAATTCCTGGATTCGAATCCGCACTTTGTGTCGGCCACTCCTGCTACAGTCAATAGTAGAAGTAATATCAATCAAGGTCCTAGTGAAGGGATTGATATTACAAAATTAGACATGAGTTTGGCCGCACACAGAAAAATTTATGCGCAGGCTATGGCTCAAAAGAAAATATAAAATAAGGAAATTTTATCATGGCATATCCATCAAACATTAATACCTCGCTTAACAGCGAATTGTTTGCCAACCTGGTTACTCAGGCGCAATACCAAGCATATGAAACATCAGTTGCTCGTCAATTGGTTACTGTTTTCGATGCTCCAATCCATTCTGGTAAGAACTTACAAGTTCCAGTTTGGGATCGTGTTACAGCTGACTTGATCGCTGACGAATCAGCAAGTCCAGCACATCAAACAAACACAAACGCAGCCACAATTACTCTTCAAGAGCATGTGGTTTACCATCAGATCACAGACATGATCCGTGATTCTGCTTACAGCGATGTATTCAGCCAATTAGGTGACCAATCTGGTCGTGCTATTGCTGAATCTATGGACCGTCAAGTGTTCAGCCAATTCACCAATTTCAACACATATGATGACCTAGGTGCTTCAGGACATGAGTTAGTTGTTGGTGACATTCTAAGAGCTGCCGCTACATTGCGTGCCGCTCGTTTGACAGGCCCATTCTATGCTGTTGTTCATCCAGCGGCTGCTTACAACTTAAAGAAAAACTTGACAGCAACTCTTCCATATGCTGGTGCGAGTGGTCTAGTTAATCCAAGTGATTTGGGTAATGATGTATTGCGTGGTTTCTACATTGGCACACTAGCTGGTGTTGAGATTTATGAAAGCGCATTGGTAACAGTAAGTGGTACAGATAGTATCAACGCTGTTTTTGCTCGTACAGCTTTAGGTCACGCAATGCGTGGTTCTATCGACATGAACACATTGTATCTACCAGCATACCGTGCAACTGATGTTGTATTGAAAGCTGTTGCAGGTGCTACTGTATTGAATACATTACACGGTGTTCGTATTACAGCTGACGCTCAAATCAATTAATAGGAAATAAGATGGCCTTCATAACAGATAATTCTGGAAATGTTATCAGCTTCGCTGAGTACCAAGATGTTCTTGATACAGATCAGCGTGTGTTTGAAAACAACGAAGGCCTCACGGATGATGTCGTTGAGGAACTTCTAATAAAAGGGACTCAACGCATTTTGTATGCTATCAAATATTCCGATTGGTGGAGAGATTTATACCTTCAGGAAACTGTTAGTCCTAGTTTTACTAGTGCTAGCGATGTTCCTGATGTAAATCCCAATCAAATTTTAGTTAGACAAGCAGATTTCACTGACCTCTGCGTGTACTACACATTGTATTATTTTATTCTTCCTAAGGTCGCTGATTTTAGTAAAGAAGATAATGCAGAGCGAGCTAAGATTGGATTTTACCAACAGAGATATCAAGCATTGTTCGAGGAATTGATCAATGCAGGTGATTGGTATGATATACTAAACCAGGGTTCTATCACTGCTAGTGAAAAAAAACCTGGTGCAATGCGTTTACATAGAAGTCGATAATGAGACAAGCCATTGTTGATTATCTTCAAATGAATAGAGTGAGTCTAACTCCTGCTATCATTGCCACCACATTGCCATATATCAATGATCGTGACCCCATTTATATTAAGAATAAAAAACACATTTATGTGGATGTTGACCAAGTTAATCAAATAACTGCAATCAACGCTCTTGATGGAAGTGGCGCAACACAAGAACATACAAATATCCGTGCGTTCCTCGTAACTGATGCCAAGCAAGTGTTACCGAATTATGAAACTATTGTACAAACCATAAAGGATGCAAGACTTACACCTGAGCTTAATGTTCAGGGCGTTACACAACGCTTAGTAACTGTTCAGACTCACTTTATGGAAGATGCTCTAGTTACTGAATTCTTGTTCCACTTCGTAAAATTAATACCACAATAAAAGGAAAAAATAATGTCATACATTAACCCACAACCAGGTAACTCGGTAACACAGATCGTTGTTAATATCGACCGTGCTGATGCCAGTACCATTACATTGACAAACGGAGTTCCAACTGCTATCGCCTTAGGCACTGGCAAGTTGTCAATTCCAGCGTTAATCGATGTAAAGATGAAAAACGCAAACGACATCCATTCTTGGAGTCAATTAGATAGTACAGCTAAGTATCAAGTTCCAACAACTGCAACTAACGAAATTAACATGAATCTAGTAGTAGATCCAGTAAGTTTCTTTGGTGCAGGTGGCTCAACAGGTGTAATGGGCGGATCTGGTGCTAGCGATACAGCAACAAACTTAGGTCTAGCCTACTTGTCTAAGTACAAGACTAAACTAGCTTTTGAAATTCATTTCCAAAGCGTAGCTAGTCCTACTACTGGCGCAAGTGGTGATGCCGCAACTGAGAATATCATTGTTCGCGGACAAGGATATATCACTGGATTAGAGCCAAGCATTACTGCTACAGCTCCAGTCTGGGTAACACCAATTAACATCATTGTTACTGGTGAATACATTTTCTCAGCAACC